TCTCAGTCTAGAGCAGGCTCTAGGCGGAGGCCGTCTCGCCGGATCCCCGAACAAGGGCTCCAGCGCGTGGAGGGGTGAACCCCCGAATTTCGCGCGCAACATCGATAGGTACCTCAACACCACACTCGTCAAGTTTCAACTGCCAAAGCTCGGAGACAAAACTCCACGGAGTTCGACGATCGAATTGGCGACCAGTGGGTGTTGGAAGTTTGAGCGTACCTGGTTTCATATCCTTCGGTCTACATGGTTTATATCTTCCCCCGTGTGCCCAGTACGACTCGTGACCCAGCCTTGCGGCATGGGCACGGAGCACACGGTTAGTAACGCGTACGTAGCCCTCTCGAGGCTCCTCCCAGTACCACAGGGGGGCACCGTCAAGGTCCTCGAGAATCTCGTCGCGTACCTCGCAAAACCCGCGCGGGTCGCGGGGCGAGAAGAAGATGTCTACACGTGTAGCGAACTTGGAAGGGTCCGCTTGTCCAACGACAAGCTCGTAAAGCGACCCGCGTACCGCCTTCGGCATGTCGCGCATCCCTTTGCTAGGATGGCCAAGCCCACCCAGAGCCACGGGGAGCTCAGGGGGGCGACGAAGGCGGCGCGCCTTGGCGCGAACCGCTTTACAAAGGACGCGGGCAACACTGCGCAGTGCTTTCCACTGCGGTGCGAAGTACTTCCCGCGATCCAGGACCCCATTACCATCACGCATGAACTGTTTCAGAGGGTACGGGTTGAACACGACAGGGGCGTTATCCTGCCCATCCGTGAGGCCAAAGACCTCACAAAAGGTCCAACCCGTCTTTCCGCAGAAGGATTTCTTCTGATTCAGTCCACTTCCTATGGCCGCGATACTTTCGCCATAGGAACGCACTCGGTGTGGCAGCGTCAAGGACACCACGTCATCTCCACAGATGGCCGTGGTGGGCCCCAACACGTCACACGCCCAACCGTTGAGCAACGACAGTACAGTGAAAGAGAACGGAGTTCCCATCAAGCATCCCCGTCTCATAGGGACGTCCACATACACTGTCGACTCGACTTGCCCAACGGCGCCGAGTGCCGCAACCTCCCGCCACTGTCTTTCGGTGAAAGACGACTTCTGGTATCTCACTTGATGCGTTGGCCCCTCCACACCCAAGGAGTGCAAAGCGGCCCACGTGTGGACCGGGCTCAGGCCCGCACGGTTCAGACCGCGGACAACGGCCCTAATCGCATCATGATAGAAACCATCAGTCGCCTTCGTCAAATCGGCGCTAAGCCAGCGCCAATCACCGCGCGCGACTGTGTTCAACCCGAACACAGTGCCGTCCTCACGCACACGCTTCGAGAAGTCGCGTATGCGCTTGTCCTTCTTCCTGAGGACGGGGAACACGGCCTTGCGAACAAGGTCGCCGGCAGTAAAGACACTAGCGGGAGGGATGGTAATGACACGCACCTTACATCCCTGCTCAGCGATCGGAGTCGCAGCGTGCACGAATGCACTCCCCTGGTGACCTCTCGCTTGCGAGGCGAACTTCTCCATCGACAAAAGGGTTCCGAAACCCTTCAGAAGTTCGACGTACTCCTCGCGAGTTCGAGCGATGCCACCTGCGACGATCTTGAGCAGCCGGTTAACGAGAGAGTCCTTCCCTGGGAAGGGTGGTATACGGCGGTTTGCAGCTCGAATGCAAGCCTCGAAGGTGCCGAGCCCCCTAAAGGGCACGTCGAGCATGGACTCCAAAGGAGGTCCATCACCTGCGAGCTCCTTCATGACGAGGTCCTGAAGGTAAGCGTCATAACCACCCTTAGATCCCGGGCTCTCGCGAACCGCGTTCTTGGATGTGGGTGCCTGTTTCCAAGTTCGATGACTCAACGCATCACCAAACCTTACCACGACACTATCTTCGATCTCGTCAAGGACATCTTGAGGAGTAGTGCCGGATTTGGTGATGTTTCGGGCATGGGCGATAAGCCCTTCAGCGACGCGTTGGGGAGACGCCACGGGCAAGGCACGGGCGGACCTGGTGAAAGCCAGGATCCGCCTCGTCTTGTGGCGCGCCAACGACCGAAGCCATCGCTGAAGAGTATAGGGCACTTCATCCACGAGTTCTGGTTCCCGCTGCGTGAGGCAAACGTCACGCAGGGACGTGCACAAGTCTTTCACCTTGTCACACATCCAATCAGAACCCCGTGGAACGGACCTGGTCAACCAGGCCCTGAAGACCCAACACCCATGCTGTTGAGAAATACCGGAGGCTACGAAACCTGCCCACACTGCCTGCCAAACAGCAGTGGGGCTATCGACATTCCGCCGATGGGACTTCCTCTTGCTAGAGCGCCTAGCGCTCGGGCTTGAGGAAGGACCTACTACACGGCCAAGAAGGGTCGTCGGAAGACGACGCTTGATGATCTGCGAATAGCGGGC